GAGCAGGTGGACAAGAACGGGCTCGAGCGCCAGTGGGATGCGATACAGTCGCTGCTCGCGTCGAAGCTGGACTGGACCATCGCACGGAAGTTTTCCGAGCACCAGTCCGGCGGCGTGACCTTCGAGAACCGCGGCATGCTGCTGGAGATGCTCGAGCTCGCGCAGACATACGACGTCGAGGCGATAGTCGTCGAGCGCGCGGACCGCATCGCGCGTGACCTGATGGCGCAGGAAATCTTTTTCGTGAAGTGCGGTGAGCGGAACATCAAGGTGTTCGCCGCGGATACGGGCCAGGAGCTCACGTGTAAAGATGGCGACCCCACGCGCGTGCTGTTGCGGCAACTGCTCGGCGCGCTCGCGCAGTGGGAAAAAGCTGTCATTGTTAAGAAGCTGCAAGACGGTCGGCGGCGCACCGCGGCGAAGACCGGGTTGCCCTGCGGCGGGCCGATGCCCTACGGCGTCCGGGGCGACCCGGCGGAACAGGCGGACGAGCGGCGGGTCCTGAACTACATCCGGGAGCGCCGGCGGGGGGCGAACTGGACTTACAAGGAAATCGCGGACGAACTGAACCGGCGGCGGGAGCGGGCACCGGGCGGCAAATTTTACTGGCATGCCAGCACCGTTATGCACCTTGACAAAAGGGAAATTCCGAACACTTCTTCGGTGACATGGCGACCACATTAAAGTTGGAATGGCCCGCGAATCCCGCGGGGGAACAGGTTACGAACTACAAGGTCTACGAAAGCGTTAACGGGGGTCCGTTCAATTTCAAGGCCAACACGTCCGTGCCCGAACTGACAATTCTCAACCCGCCTCCAGCGGTTCACAGCTGGAAGGTGCGAGCGGAGAATTTTGTCGGCCTGGGTCCGGAAAGTCCGGTCATTCTGGGGCCTACGCTCCCGACTGAGCCGGCGCAGGGAACCGTCACCGTTACGGTGACCTAACCACATGAATAACGTCGGAAACGCAGTTACCCTACCTGCACCTGAAAAGGTTCGTCTAGTCCTAGGACACCGACTCAATTTCGACAGCACAGAACGTTTTGGCCGAGCACCCGAGGGTCCGGCAAGGGGCGTTTCCAGTTTCTGGACTGTCGGCGGGACAATGGTGGCACGGCGGTCCGCAAGGCACCCGCATCCCGTCACCCGTATAGTCGGCGAGAACGGCTTACCAAAACGCGCCCCTTACTTTTATGGGAGAGTGGCGGAATAATACGCACCGGGTAGCCCCCGTTCCACGAGTGTGTGCGCGCGCAAATTCTCGTGCTAGCTGTGTCCGGATGAAAGAGCCGGGCCTCATCCCACCAATTTATGGCCCTAGCCGAATCTCACCCCGTTAAGGGGCTGCTCCGGGAAACCGCAAAACTTATACATGCGGGTGAGATTTTCGACGCGGCGCGGCTTGTGCGCGCTTGGGTGGCACAGTCCACGCCGTCGGTCGCCAAGCAATCCGTCGATACCAAGTCCAAAGCGTATGAGCTGCTCAACATTCTTCTGCACTGGGCTCTTAACAATGGCGCTATGGAGGAAGCCGCGCAGCTCCTCTGGACCAGCAACCAGTTCGACCCGCGCCCCAGGCACACCAAGGCTGTATGGTCGTCTGTTGACGAGCACGACTTTGGGTTACTCATGGGAGCCGGAAAGCAATCAAAATCTTTTAGCATGGCCATTCGGTTTTTTCTGGAATGGCTCCGCGACCCCGAATATACTTCGGTGCGCGTTCTTGGCCCGTCCGAGGACCATCTCGAGGCCAACCTTTTTTCACACCTCGTTACCTTGCATCGGGAGGCTGCAATACCTTTGCCAGGAGAGGTAGCAAAATTATTCATCGGGCTGGACATGCGCAAAAAGCGCGGTTCGATTTCTGGCGTGGTGATTCCGCAGGGCAAGAAAGCCGCGGGCCGGCTGCAAGGCGTCGCACGATTTCGACGCAAGGTTCCGCATCCGGAATTCGGCGAGACGTCCCGGCTGTTCGTTTTCGTCGACGAAATTTCAAACCTCCCAAAGGGATTATGGCACGACATCGACAACCTACTCTCAAACGCCAGCAAACGCGGCGGGCTCAAGGTTTACGGGGCGTTCAACCCCGACGACCGGAACAACGACGTGGGCGTCCGCACCGAGCCGCCCTTTGGATGGGCGAGCTTCGACCCGGATGTGCACTACGAATGGATGTCGACCCGCGGTTGGTGGATTACGCGGCTGGACGCCATGCGGTCGGAAAATATTGTTGAGAAGCGGGAGATATTCCCCGGCATGCAGACCTACGAGGGCATGCAACAAATTATCGCCAACGCCGGCGGCTTGGACTCGCCCGGCTACTGGACAATGGTGCGCGCGTGCTTCCCACCTATCGGTGTGGCGCTGGCGGTCATCCCGCAGGGTTTGACGGTCAACCTGAAGTGCGATGTGATTTGGTATGATACCCCAGAGCCCTGCGCCGGCGCAGACTTGGCCCTGGAAGGCGGCGACGCGTGCCGCTTCTGTGTGGGTAAGTTCGGACGCGCGAGCGGCGTAAAGCTCGGCCCAAGCCTGCTGCACCCCGAAGGCGAAACGATTTGGTTCACGGACCGCAACGGGCACAAGGCCCCCAAGCAACTCCTGCTCGGCGAGAAAATTTTCCCCATGGCCAACGGCGACACGTTCGCGGTCGGCGACGAAATCGTTCGGCTCTGTCGCGCGCTGAAAATCAAGCCGGAGCACCTCGCGCTGGACCGGACCGGCAACGGCCAGGGCGTGTATGATTACCTGCGCTCGCGCTGGTCCCCCGGCATCATCGGGGTGAACTTTTACGAGGGCGCGTCCGAGCAGCGGGTGTTCCTCGAGGACGAAGACTCGGCCAAGGAGCTTTACGACCGCGTCAACTCCGAGTTGTGGTTCGCGCTGCGCCGCTGGCTCGAATTCAAATACATGTTTCTTGCGTTCAGCATGGACACCAGCGAGCTTTTTCCCGAGCTCACCGACCGGTTGTTCCGGATGATTGGAAAAAAGTCCCACGTTGAGTCGAAGAAGGAATACAAGTCGCGCCACGGCGGCAAGTCGCCGGACTCCGCGGACGCGTTCACGCTTTTGCTGCACGCCGCTCGCCGTGGGTTCGGGTTCACCCCGAGCATGGCCGGCGACACGAACGTGGAACCCATCGAAACGCAGTCCGAGTGGGACCCCCAGGAAAAAGACATCGGCTGCGACCGGATGAACCGGTTCTACGACCTGGACACCAACTCGGACGACCTCGAATTATGAGCGTGAAATTCAACACTGCACTATTTCCTCCCGGCGGTTGGCAATTCATTGATGCTCAAGGGGTTAAGCATAGAGGTGTTAGCATGGCCCAGCTTGTTGGGCGCGTGTTGAACTATCGGGTCATCAACCACTTGCCCGTCGGCGACCCGGCTGCGGAGGTGAATACTCAGCTCTGCCAGAACTTCCCCGGCTACTGTAAGTCTAACTACGAGAAGAAGTTAAAGCGGGTTATCCCCCAGCCATCCCGAGGATGCACATCATGCGGAAAAAAGCGAAAAACGCCGCGAAAGCCCTGAAAAGAGTGGTCAACGCGGTTGCGGCCGGCTCGACAGTGTTTGTGGGCGAAAAAATCACGGCCCAGCGGTTGGATGCCTGCCACCGTTGCCCGAGCTTTTTGCCGAAAACTGGGCAATGCGCCGAGTGTGGGTGCTTTGTTCGAGTGAAAGCGAAGCTTTCGACCGAGGCTTGTCCGTTGCATAAGTGGCCCTTGACATCTGTCTGAAAAGCTGCACTTAAAGGAGAGATGGAATTTAATAAGGCAGAGCGGATGTATATTGCCCGAAAGCGAAAAATGAATTTGCTTAAGATGGGGCGCCCCTGCTACGACTGCGGGGGGATGTTCTCCCTAGCGGCTATGGAGTGGGACCACGCCCGCGGTGTGAAAGGGTTCAACATCGCGACAGGTTTGAATCGCCCCCTGGAAGAAGTCGTGGACGAAATCGCAAAATGCGACCTTGTTTGCGCGAACTGCCATCGGGTTCGCACTGCCTCCCGTAACACCAGATATGCCCCTTTCACCATCCCAAGCTGAACCCAGTTACCTCAACGAACCCCAGGGAGATTTCAAGGGCGCCGTATCGCCGCCCGACCTGAGCAAGAGCCTGAAGCCGCGCAACCGGGCTATCCGCGACGCGATTCAAGCGCGCAACATTGTGATGACGCTGCTTGCCGCCTCGCGCGAGCGCAACATCAAGAACGCGCGCATCCAAGCTAAGGTCAACTCGGAGAAACCTCATCGCACGGACGCGCTGGAGAACGAAGGGCTCGGTTGGAAAGCAAATTTCAGCACCAAGGTGCTCGCGATGCTCGTTGAAAAAGTCGCGCCGCGCTTCGTTCAAGCAGTGGAAGGAGTCAAGTATATAACCAACAGCGCGCTGCCCGAAGATATCGAAGGCGCCGCGGCGAAAACCGAAGCGTTCCGTCGCGAAATCACGTCCCTCGCGCGCAACCGCGCCGGCTGGCGAGATTTTCTCGGTGATTTGGCGCAGGAGAACGCACTTTTCGGCTTCGCGGCGGTCGCGTGGCTCGACGAATTCAGCTGGTTCCCGAAATTTTTCCGTCAAGACTTCATGTGTGCCCCGACGGGCACGAAACCAATCCCCGGAAAAGCGCAGGTGGTCGGGCTGAAGGAAGTTTTTCTGCTCCACGAGCTGTTCGACCTCATCAGCGACAAAGAAGCTGCGAAAACTCGCGGCTGGAATCTCGAAAACACGGTCAACACCATCAATGCGTCGATGCCGCAGGACCGACGCTCGCAGTATTCCGCGTGGGAACGTGTCTACGAGGACTTGATTCGCGAATCGAACCTCGGGCTGAGCCACGAATCCGGCGCGCGCGTAGTTGTCGTCTGGCATTTGCTCGCGACAGAGATTGACGGCAAGGTGTCGCACTACATTTTCGAGGAAAAGACCTTCACGGAGCTGTTCACGAGCGAAGACCAATACGAAAGCATGGCCGACGCCGTTGCGTTCTTCACTTTCCAGCAGGGCAACGGAACTTTGCACGGCTCGAAGGGAATCGGACGCGAACTTTACTCCATCGCCGGCATTATCGACCGCTCTCGCAACGAAGTGGTGGACCGGCTGAACCTCTCGGGCAAAATTATCATCCAGGCGGACGAAAAAGTGCTCAAGCGCTTCCGAATGTCCGTCGTTGGCAACGCAATCCTCATCGCGCAGGGCTATAGCGTGCTCGAGCGCAAGCTTGACGCCGCGGTGGAGCCCTTCGTGCAGCTCGACCAGTTCCTGACGAACCTTTTGGACCAAATGGCCGGCGCTACGACGCCGAAAGCGCTCGAGGGCGAGCGGGTCACCAAAGCCGCCGTCGATTTTCTCGCCTCGCGCGAGGAGGAGACGAAAGACAACATCATTTCGCGGTTCCTCACACAATTTTCCTCCGCGGTCACCGCCATGCAGAAACGCATGTGCGACCCGAACACTTCCGAGGACGATGCGAAGGCGATGCAGGAGCGTCTCCTGAAAATTATGTCGCGGGAGGAGCTGGACCAGCTCGCAAAAACGCCCTCGGCTGAAACGGTGCAGGATTACACCGAGATGGAGCGCCAGCAGATTGTCATCATCGCCCAGGAGGCTCGCGGCAACCCACTTTACAACGCCAAGGAAATCGAACGTCGCAAACTCTCCGCGCTTATCAGCGAGGAATTCGCCGACGCGGTTCTTTTGCCCGACCCGGACCCGAACGAAGGCGCAGAGCAGTCCCGCCAGCAAATGCTGGAGCTCGCGTCTATCATCATCCCGCAAGGTGCGGACGTCCCCGTCTCCGCGCGCGACAATCACATCATCCACTTGGATGTTTTGATGCCGGCGCTGGAATCCACCGCGCAGCACTTGGTGGAAGACCCGCACGCTATCGCGACGCTTCAGGCTGTCCTCAAGCACGCGAAGATGCACGAGCAAGCCGGCCTGCAGGTCGGGGTGTCCAAGGACGAGATGGCGCCTTACTCCGACATCATCGCCAAGCTCACCGCGCAAATGCCGAAGCTCGCCGAACTGGCCGAACAGCACGCCGCGGCCACACAACGTCATGCCGAACTCCAAGCGGGCGCACCTCCGGGTCCGCTCGACGAGCAAGGCAACCCTATCCCCGGGGCGGAACCAGCCCCGGCACCCGAAGCGCCGCCCGAACAACTACCGCCCGAAGCCGCCCCAGCACCCATCGCCTAAAAAGGTCAACCTACAGACCATGAACACAAACGAACCCGTTGTTTGGGATTCCCTAAACGCGAAGCTACTCAAAGACTTCATCGCCACGCCTACCGGCGCGTCGGCACTCGCCGCCACACTCTACCAGCTGCCGCCGTTCAACGATGCGACGCCGCACACGCTGATGGTGTCCACGCTTTTGCGCGAGGGCTACCAGCGCGCCGTCCAGGCGTTGCTCGACCTCCAGACTTTTCAGCCGCCGCAACCGGAACCCGAGGAACGTTATCAGGACCTCGACAAAAACGAGCTGTGGCCGGCGGAACTACAATTACCTCCCGACGAGGACAAACCTACAACCTAACCTATGCCCAATCCGAACCCCAACGCTCCTGGCGCAGACCAGAGCGCAAACATGCCATCCATTTCCGCGGAGACGTCCAGCGCGCTTGACGACTTGCTGAAACAACAGCAGGACGAAAACGAGCCGGCGCCACCGAAGGGACCCGAGCGCGGCGTGGACGGAAAATTTTTGCCTGCGTCTGGTGCGACGGGCGCTCCTGCCGCCCCGGCTCCGACCGACGAGCCCGTGGTTTCTGGCGCGACCGGCGCGACCGGTGCCCCGGCGGCGCCCGACCCCTTCGACGCCCCCGCTCCGGCGAAACTTTCGCCCAAGGCGTCCGAGGCGTTCGAGAACGTCAAGCGGCTCGCCAAGGAAAAGCTGGCCGCGCTGCAGACCGAGCGCGACGAGCTGGACAAAAAATACAAGGAGCTGTCGGAGAAATCCGGGCGGCTCGACCCGAAGGTCGAAGAGGAGTTGAAAGAGCTCCGCGAGTTTCGGCGCAAGCTGGACGTGGAAGCCGACCCGGAGTTTCAGAAGTATGACGTGGAATCCACCGCGCAGGCCGATTCCATCTACGGAAAACTTTTGGGCGTGGGCGTGGCCCAGGCGACCGTCGACAAAATCAAAGCGATGGGCGGCATCTTCAAGGTGCAGTGGGACCCCATCCTGGAAAAAATTCCGTCGCAGGCCCGGCGCTTCATCGAGGTCAAGCTCACGCAGCTCGAGGACCTGAAGGAGAAGAAAGCGGCTGCCATCACGGCGGCGAAGAAAAACTCGGAAGAGTTTTTGCAGAAGCGGGCGCAGTCCACGGAAATCTCCAAGAAAGAATTCCGCGACCACGCCTCGAAGACTTTGGACACCATGATTCCCAAGCTGGATTGGTTCGTGGAAAAGAAACCCACGGACAAATCCACCGATGCCGAGAAGGCGTCCATCGTGGAGCACAACAAGCTGCTCACCGATACCAAGGAAGCGGTGAAGGAAGCGATGGAAGACGACAGCCCGGAGATGCGGGCGTTCCTCGCGGTCGGGCTGGCGCAGCTGATGAAGCTGCGGGTGGACTACTCGTCCTCGCTCGCCTCGCACAAGTCCGAAGTGGAAAAGCTGACCGCCGAGCTGGCCGCCGCCAAGGGGCTGCTCGAGAAGGTGAAGAGGGGCTCGACCAATCGGCTGCGCGACACGACCGCCACGACCAACGCGCCGAACGCCGTGGGCCAGACCATCAACGAGAAACCCGCGGATGCGCTCGACCGCCTGCGCGCTGAAGTGGAAGCCAAGCAATGAGCCGGCAGGTCTGCATTTGTTTACCGAGTTACAAAACGATGGAGCCACGGATGGCTTTTTCGGTGATGTCCCTCATCGACCGGACCAAGACGGCGGCGATGCTGGACTTCGGCGACGCATTCATCGTTCACTCGCGCAACAAACTCGCGGATGGCTTTCTTCGCACGAAGATGGAATGGATGTTAACAATCGACGACGACATGGTCGTCCCCTTCGGCAATGCCCCGCTTTTTAATTCGTTCACTGGTTTCAATTTGCCTGAGCCTTATGCCGGACTCAATGTCATTGACCGGCTTTTATCTCATGGCAAAACTTTGGTTGGCGCACTATACTTCGGTCGTTGGAAGCACGGCAAAGGCGTGTATGGCGAAGGTTCGGACCCGCAGGAATTGAAATACGCGAAGTCTGGTCCGCACAACGTGTGCAAGCCGACACGCTGGGTCGGGACCGGCTGCATGCTGATTCATCGCTCGGTCTTCGAGGACATCGAGAAGAAATTCCCACACCTCTCGCGCGGGGCCGACGGTAAAGGCGGCCAGTGGTTCACCAGCTCCGAGCACGACCTCCGCATCGCCGCGGAAAAAGCGGTGACGCAGGACCCCGTTGTCGGGATGGCGACCATCAAGGCCGCGCTCGCGATGTCACGTCGGCACTCAAGTTTGGGGATGGGAGAGGACGTTCAATTTTGTGTGCGCGCGACCCAGGCCGGGCATCAGCCGCACGTCGACATGGGCTGTTGGGCCGGCCACATCGGAAGCTATTGTTATGGAGAACCCACCAAGTAAAATTCTGCTGGCATTCCTTTTCTGGGAGCGCGACAAGGCGCAGATGTGCCAGCTCGCCCGCCTCATCGCGGACCTCGAGCCGGGCATGTGCGAATCCGCCGACGTTCTTTTTTCCGCGCGCTTCGACTGCACGCACGACCTCGAAACGATTCAATATGTCTCTCGAAAATTCAAAGTCCACACGAACATTTGTCGCGGACGGCGCGGCGTGGGTTGGCCTGCCGGCTGCAACGATATCGTCTTCGGGACCCTCGACTACGTTCACGATTACGGTGCAGCCAAAAGAATCCCTCCTTACAAGGCTGTGGCGCTCCTGGAAGCGGACGGAGCTCCTCTTCGCAAAGGTTGGATAGAGGAACTCTCGCGCGCGTGGGACGAGGCGAACGCGAAGAAACCGGTGCGCGTATTCGGTCCACTGCTCGACACGGGGGTCAAGGACGCCGGCTTCAAGCACATCAACGGGAACTGCTTGGTGTCCGGGGACAAAGTTTTTCTGCACTGGTTCACTCGCAAGCTTGGCGGCTGCACCCCTAGGGCGGGATGGGACTGGTGTTTGGCCCCGCAGTTCAAGCGCATGGGCTGGGCCGACTGCAAGCAAATGAAGTCGTGGTGGAGGTGCCCCGGCGTGTCCGAGGAACAATACAATCAACTGCTCGATGCCGGCGTGTGCTATCTCCACGGCTGCAAAAATGAGGACGTGTGGAACCTCGTCCGGAAAAAATACCTGTGAGCGATATCCCCGAGACAATGATTCCGACCGAGTGCTTGTGTTATCCGCGCAGCGGACACCATGCGCTCACAAACGTGCTCGCCCATTACTTCGGCAAAAATTTTCACTACTGTGAAATGTATCGTGAGAATCCCAAGCTGATGGGTCCGGGCTCTCCGACTACGTGGCAGAAGAACCACGACTTCGAGCTGTTGACCCCGATTATCCCGGAGCGCCGGTATATCGTGCAGGTCCGCAACCCGCTGGAGTCAATCGAATCCTGGCAGATGCTGGACCATCGGCTCATCGGTCACCCGAACGAGACGCAGGAGAAGCGATTGGATTTTTGGACCGCGTTCGTGAAAAAGTGGGTGTTTGGTCCCGTGCCGAATCGGCTGGTGGTCTGGTATGAGGACTTGGTCGAACGGCCCGTGCCGACGGTCACCAGCGTGATTCAATTTGTAACCCGAACCCAGAACGTGGATGCCGTGAAACTGCAAGCCGCGCTCGAAAAATTCCCGCTCGCGCGGAGGACTCAAACATGCCCGACGCTATACACCAAGGCGTGAAGACAATCGTGTCCGTTCATGGTTATAAGGGAGACGAGCACCAGATTCGCGCGCTCTTGCCCTGCTACGAGCACCACAAACTGCCCATTGTCATCCTTACACCGACGGACAGCCGCATCCCGGAGATGGGTCCGCACATCTGCCGTTTCGGTGGGCTGCGTGAATACGTGGGGGCGAAAAGTCTGGCGCGCCAGCTGGAGCATTGGAAAATCCTGTTGGAATACGACGCGACGCACTACCTCTGCAACGATTCGGACAGCTTCTGCGTGTCCGCACAGCTCCCGCAATACATCTACGACGAGGACGTGCTGTGGAGTAACGAGGTGTCCGACATGTTCCACGTCCGCCCGGCCACCTACACGCTTCCGCGGCTCGCGTTCCAGCCCCCCTACTTTTTCTCGCGTGGAATCCTGGAGCGGCTGGTTGCCGCGGCGCCACTCGTTGTGTTTGAACCACAGACCCCGTTCATCGACTGGTATTTCATGGCGGTTGCGCACGCCGGCGGGATTCCGCACAAAAACTTTCGGGACGGCATCAGCTGTGGAACTGCCGACTCTAGCATTCACCCAACTGCCAAGGACGGAGGGCTGGGGCTACGGGCCATGACCAACGCGGTTCAGAACCACGGAGCAATTTTTCTCCATGCGGTCAAGAGCGCGCAGGTCCGACGACAGATGGAATTTGTGCGCAAGCTTTACGTCCGGAATCACCCATGAACAAGACCTCTAGAATCTACGTGGCGGGCCACCGCGGGCTCGTCGGTGACGCGGTGCTGCGGCACCTGCGCGCGAACGGCTACACCAACATTCTCACCAAGACCCACACCGAGCTGGACCTGACGGACCCAGTCGTGGTGAGGTGGTTCTTTTCCTCGCACGAGCCGGAATACGTTTTTCTGTGTGCGGCGCACGTCGG